TTACCTGAAAAATTACAGCGAGAATTATATCGAAGAGTTCTGAGTGGGGTTGATGGAAATAAGGTCTTGACAGACATCCTGATAGATTTATGTTGGTTTGATGAGATTGAGAGTGATGAAAAAATTAGTTTTGAGGAAAAAGCATATTTAAGAAATTATGCAAATAAATTACTTCGCAAGTGTGGGGTAATTCGTAGTGAAAATGTAGAGTTAATAACAAATGCTTTAATGAAGATGCCCATAAAATAGATTAAAAGGAGAACAAAATGGACAACATCGCATTAAAAGAACAATTGTCAGAAGATTTACAAAACAACGAAAGTCTTTCTAAGTTTAATGATGCCAACGCTCTTGGTAACAGTTATATAGAGTTGGAATCAAAATTAGGAAGTATTTCAGAGGAGCACAAAACTAAATTATCTGAATTACAAACAAGTTTGGATAAATCAGTTCAAATTCCTGGTGAAGATGCCACTGATGAAATCAGAAATGTTTTTTATGATAAATTAGGTAGACCAAAAACCCCAGAAGGATATTCTAATATATCTATTGAAGGTATTCCAGAAGATTTTGAACAGGATGGTGAAATTGTAACTGCAACTAAAAGTGCTTGTCATAAAGCTGGTGTCTCTGATAGTCAGTATAAAGCTGTTATGACTGAGATTGCTAAGCAACAATTGGTATCTTTAGATACTTTTGTAAAGCGTGATGAAGCAGCAGAAAAAGAAGCTGTTGGTATTCTTACTAAAGAATGGGGTGGAGAGTCAGAGTATAAGAAAAGGTCAGAATTAGCAAGACGTTTAGTTACACATTATGACTCAGAAAAAAATCCAATTGCTGAATTTTTAATGGACACAAGATTAGGTTCTTATGCTCCTTTGGTAAAACTTCTGGGAAATATTGCAGTAGATATTTTAGCTGAGGAAACAACCTTTACTGGTGAAACTCCTGCAAGGAAAGACAAAGGAGCAGAAGTAGAACTTTCACCAACAACAGGGGAACCTGTGTTAGTATATGATAAGTCCCCTGAATTAAAATAAATTATGTGGGGCTAAGAATGTTGGGCTTCGAGTAGTTCCATTTGCAACCATAGTTTAATGGAAGAACTCCAGCCTTCCAAGCTGGTTGTGTGGGTTCGACTCCCTCTGGTTGCTTTAGGTTATCATACAAACCTCTGTTTGAGATAATTTGTTTGGTAATTATGGACAATGTGTAATTGTCTTGGTATAATGTCAGATGTGCATAGGAAATTACACACCCAGAAGAACTCTTTGAGCAAAGACAAAATGCTTTGTGTAGACCTAACCAACGTGGAAAGATAATCTGCTTATAATATTACTTTTTATAACAAAAGCGAGTAGGTATAATTATGGCTGATACTACAAATGCTCTAAGAAATCAATTAACTCTTGTTGAATTAGCCAAAAGAACACTTAGTGGTCAACATCTTACCATAGCAGAAGTCTTGGCAGAGACCAATGAAATGCTAACGGATGCTGTCTGGATAGAATCTAATCAACCTACAAGCCACATTACAACCAAGCGAGTCAGTTTACCAACTGGTACTTGGCGTAAGATAAATGCGGGTGTATATCGTGAAGCATCCACAACCTTACAGATAGTCGAAACAATCGGCTTACTTGAAGCTTACAGTGTGGTTGATAAGTTCCTGGTTGATATAGCTCCAAATCCAAGAGAATTCCGTTCGTCTGAGGATTTAGCCTTTGTTGAAGGTCTATCCCAGACATTGGCAGATGCTCTTTTTAGGGATAATGCCAATACCATTCCTGGTAATATGTCTGCACATCCAGAAAGATTTAATGGTTTTGTAATTCGTTATAATTCCATTAATGCTGCTGGTAATGTTCAGAATGAAGGTGGAACTGCTGCTGCTGGTGATACTACAAGCGTTTGGGTAATTCAATGGTCGCCTTCAATGGTTCACATGATTTATCCCAAAGGTTCAAAGATGGGTATCTCAGTTAGAGACCTTGGTGAACAAACAGTTCAGACAGGTCTTATGACAAGTGGTACGGATATTTCTACTGTTAGTTCCAGTGGAACAATTTCTGAATTTCAGGCTTATAGAACCCATTTCAAAGTGAATTGTGGTTTAGTGGTTAGAGATGACCGTTGTGTTCAAAGGCTTGCCAACATTGATAACTTAGGTGATACTGCCCCATTGGATGAAGATAATCTTATTGTAATGCTTAACAAGCTCCCTTATCAGGGGAAAAATGCTGTTATTTATTGTAATAATGATACCAAAACTCAATTGGATATTGCTGCTAAAGATTCTGGTAATCTTGCGGTGGCTTCAGTTGAGGATGTTTGGGGCAAACCAGTTACAGTATTTAGAGGTGTGCCTGTTCGCCGTGTTGATGCAATTACAAATACCGAATATGGTATTAGTTAATTGTACAGGAGATTAAAATGGCTATTCTTGATAAAAAACTTGAATTGTGTGATGCACAAGCTATCACAGCTACAGACCGTTCCGAGGGTCAAATAAACCTTGGGGCTGCTAATCTTCAAATCGGTGCTGGTACTCCGCTATACCTGAATATTAGGACAAATACGGCTTTTACAAGCTCTTCAGAGACTATTATTATTGACCTTTATACACATACAGGGACAATGACTGAAGCTACGGGAACTAAGATTCTTGAGGTTAAAAAGTCAACTGCTGTTTCTGCAAGTCCTTATGCTACTGCTGGAACGTGGGTTTTTAGAGGAATTATTCCTTATGAAGCTCTAATGCAGTATGTAGCATTAAGGTTTACTTGTTCTGCAACACCGGCGGCTGGTAAGTTTGATGCTTGGATTAGTCTGGATGCACAATCGTCCTATGGTATTTCAGCAGAGGTTTAATTGAAGTTTAGTATAAAATGGGATAGGATAATATTTCTATCTGTCCTATCCCTTTTAATAATTTAATAGATAGATAAAAATTGATAATTAATTTTTAAGGAAAATTAAAATGAAAAGGTTTATTTTAACAAGTGTACTTTCTTTTCTTTTATTAGCTTCTACAGCTTTTGGAGCTATGACTTACAGCGTACAGGGAAAGCCAAAGGCTTACTGGTGGCGTGGAGGTAGTAAGGACATAGCTTGGCGTTGGGCAAAGGAAGCTGAGGACAGGCTTGAAGGTACAGAGGGGTTTGAGTTTATTCTTCTAACCCCAGGAAGTGCTCCAAGTACGGCAGCTGCAGGTCAATTGTATTATGATACCAGCACGAGCAATTTGAAGTATTATACTACTGGTTGGCAAACCATAGCAGCTTCTACTGCTGTAACTCTTGATGAGGCTTATGATTCTGGTTATGGTATTACTGTAGATGGTACAGCTATGACATTAACAGTTACAGATAATGCTAATAATGCTGCGTTGATTATTGCTCAGGATGATGTAACAAATAACACAAATGGATTAGAAGTTGTAATGGGAGCCACCAATACTGGTATAGGAGTGTATATTAATGGTGTTAGTAGTGGTACAGATATTTCTGGTGATAATTTTAGTATTGCTAATACTGGTAAATTGATTTGTGTTGGCATTGACACTACTGGAACTATCATTATGGCAAACAATGAGGTTATTGATAACTCAACAAATGACACAATTGTGTTTACTACTGGCGATGAGGATTTAAAGTTAGATTTTACAACGGGTTCTAATTACTTAACTTTGTCCTCTACATCTGCTATGGATACTATTGACTTTGGTGCTATTGATGCCTTTATTGGCGTAGCTGCAATTACAGGTGATGCTGGTGCTAATTTTGCTATTGGCACTACTAATACCGGAACTTACAATTTGACAGTGTCCCAAGTTGGAACTGGCGATAATCAGGTGATAGTCCAATCTGCCGGAACTGCCGCTAATGCAGTGGAGTTAATATCCTCGGTTGCTGGAATAACTCTAACCTCTGCCGATGATGTTACTATGGCAATCACCGATGACCTTATTATTGTGGCAGCTGATGACATAAGCATCAACTCTAATTCGGCATCTGGGGTTATTAATCTCGGCACAAACAATGATGGTGTTGCCATCAATATTGGTACTGATGATACGGCGGCTGATACTATTGCTATTGGTTCTGTTAAAGATACCATAACTATTCCTGGTGTTTCAGTAACAGTAGGAGATAATAGTGCAGCCTCTGCCACAATTATTCAGTGTGGTACTGGTGATATTACCTTAGATAGTGGTGATGATATTTTCCTTACTGCTGATACTGGTACTGGGGATGTTATCTCGCTGATATGCACTAAAGGTACTTCTACTTCTTCTATTGTTGTTACATCTACAGTTGGTGGTATTGATTTGGATTCTGCTTTAAGTACTCACATTACTTCGTCTGAGGCAACCGGAGATGCAATTTATCTTCACGCTTCTGATGCTGCTGGTGGAGTTGATATTACTTCCGGTACAGGCGACATTGCTTTAGTAAGCACAGATGAGATTACCTTGACAGTCGCTACGGCAGCTACGGACAATATCATTATTACTAACACAGCAGGCACATCAACTTCGGAAGATACTGCTGCTATAAATCTTATCGCTACTGCTGGTGCTGTAATAATCCAGTCTGATGCCAACCTTGACGATTGTATTCAAATTAGGGCTGACGGTGGCACAACATCTGAGATTATAATTCATAACGACCGAGGGCAGGCTGCTGATGCCGTACAAATTCTCGTTGATGATGGTGGGATAACTCTTACGGCTGATGGTGCTGATACTGGTGATATTCTCATAGACGCTGAAGATGATATTCAATTAACGACTACTGGCAAGTTGACTATCACTAACACAGAGGCTATGACAGTTTCGGGTGCTGCAACAATATCTGGAACTACTACAGTGGTAGGTTTTGTGCAGATTGACCAAGTTGTTACAGACCAAGCAGCGTACACTGTTCTTGCTGCTAACTCTGGTAAGATTCATACATTTGCAGCCCTTACTCAGAACACAACTATTAAACTTCCAGCTGAGGCTGATGGTTTGAATTACGAGTTTTGGTATGTTGGTGGTGCTGCCGATGCAGAAGACCATATTATAACTTCAGAGGATAATGGCAATTACTTTATTGGCAGCGTGGTTCATCTTGACACAAGTGATGATTCAATACTTGCTGTATTTAGTGATGGTGATTCAAATTCAAAGCTGACTATTAATAATGTCGATGGTGGTACTATAATCAAGGTTACTTGTGATGGCAACTATTGGTATCTTACTGGTATAGTGGTTTCTAACACGGTTCCTACAATTGGAGACCAGTAATATTTAATTTAGGGGATAGCAAAAAGCTGTCCCCTTACTTTTAAGGGAAAGATTATGAAAGAAATTAAAATACAGGACATTCGTAGCCCTCGAAATTTGTGTGATTTTCTAAATGGGTTTGCGAGAGAAATAGAGGATATTTATTCTTTAATTGCACCAATTAGGATGGAAAGAATAAAGAAACGTGCTGAAGCCGAACGTAAAGAAGAAGCCAAGGCCAAAGTAGTAGCAAAAGTTGATGCTAAGGCAAAAGCTCTCGCTAATGCTAAGGTGTTGATTGCTCAGGTTAAGGCTAAAGAAAAAGCTGAAAAAGAGGCTAAAGCAAAAGCGGAAGTCAAAGCTGAAGCAATGGCTGAAGCTATTGCCAAAGCTAAACAATTGATTGCTAAATCCAAATCTTAATGAGTTTAAGGAGAAAGAAATGAGAAAATGGATTTATGAAATTATTGTTGTGTTTGTATTAGTAGTGGTGGGACTTGGTATATGGTGGTTTGTTTCTACCAAGAACACAAGAGCATTGGAAGCTCAGTATGAACAGCTTATTAAAATTGCTAATCGTCAAGCAGTAGAAATTGCTATTATTCAACAAGCAGCAGAATTAAATCGGCTGAAAAAGACATTGCAACAATCAGCATCTTCAA